ATGATGTTGTAAATCAGCCTAGACGGATGCCGCGTGATTCTCGCTTTCTTCAAAAGCTTTCCCGATTTAGAATGTGTCGTAACCTCGATCTGGCCAACGAGCTGTTTTTCCATTTTGACTCGGTCAGCTTTTGGGATCTCGCGAGACGCCCTGATAATAACGTCCAGACATGCCGCATTCATAACCTCCGCGGTCGTGCGCGAACTATAGGTTGCTGCAAGCTCGATAGCTTTCGTGAATTCGGTTAGATCCAGTTCGACGCCGATCATACTTTTTTACCATTTATCAATTTCACGGAGAACCCCTGTTTACCTATCAGGTTTCCATCATCGTCATAGGCGGGCTCGCCTCCGGTCACGACAAGCTTCGCCGCATCTTCTTTCAGGAATCCGACCATCCTGCAATAGTTCTCGATTGCGCGACGCATCCAGACCATAAGCGCCTGTGTCAAAATCGGTTCAAGCTCTTGAATAAGTTCGGCCGATCCGTTAAGCTTTTTGGCATCCAACCATTCGTCTAAGGCAACATCGGCGTTTGCCTGATCGTAAACGCCGATTAGCTTTTGCAGATTTTCAATCTGATCGGCTCGAAAAAAGAAATGCGCGATACCGCCTGTCGATTTGCGCGTATGTTCGGCGTCGTAGGTGATGCAGATACCTTTTTCCTCTAGCTGCATCCCCAACGTTACCAAGCAGGCAGCCTGTCGTGTGTTCCGGATCGAGGCGTAATGAAGCTGACCCGGATGAGCTTCGGATTTTAAAATTTGCATTGGGATCTTGGAGATCCCCCGGAGTCAACCTTTTAGACCGATGACCCAAGCCCGAAACTCTGCAACGGCGTTCCGGTCCCGATCGATTGGAGCGGGACACCGTCTTTCAGCCCGATAGAAACCTGTGGAGAATTCTTTAGAGGAACATAGTCCGGCGGAACGCCCTGTCCGTCTGGTTGCTGCGGAGTGCCGTCCGGAGGAAAAAGCGAAACCTCGTTTGTACTCGGCATCGCTGGAATGAGCGGATCGGGTAATGCCGTTCCAGGCTGCGCAGAATCGAAAAATGGGAATCCGAAATTTCCAGCCATCAGGTCGTCGTTTGGGTTGCTGATGATGCAATTCCTGGATAGTTAGACATGTTGTAAGTAACACGTGACAAATCCGTTGCCGATCGATCTATCTGTACGTCATCCAGAAATATTCCGACACCGGCGGCGACGCCGCCTAGCGTGATATCGTTTGCGACAGCGATAAAAATACCGATAGCGGTTGAAAGAGCCCCGGTTGTACCAGAGATATATCCCGAAATTGTGTATGTCTTGATGAATTGGAAATCTACCCGGCCAATCACCAAACTTTGCCTATTTGGAACGATCTTTTTTTGGCCAGACGCCTTAGCAGTAAACTTTTCGATGTTGATCGCAGTTTCATCGGCTCCGATGCCCCAAACATAGCTAGCGAGGTTGGTTAAAGTTACCGTCGACATTCTCTATTCCTCCAATGAGTCAACTTAGCGCCAGGACAACGTCGATCTCCCGAACATTTGTTCTACGGTCGGTGTGTATCTCTTGTTGAGTTCGGACGACGCCCTGCCATGCCATGATCCCGCCAACGCCCGGTGTAGCAATGGTGAAATTAGGTTGTGTCGTGAGAGCTACGTCGACTTGATTCATGATGTTCTCGACGCCGGATATGCTTGATACGGCGTTCTCTTCCGGTATCGATTTGTATTCGATAACCACTCTGATTTTGTAAATCTCCCGTCTGCATGGCAGCCGTTCAGCGACCTCGCACCAAACGACGAGCGCGGGCAGCTGGAGCGCAAAGTCCTCATCCTGCATCCCGCGCAATACCTTCGTCATGTTGGTCGCGCTAAACAGTAATTCGACTAGCGCGTTTTCAACTGCATCTTCCCAAATCATGCGGAAAGTTGGATCATCGCGATTTCCCAACCAGATACCGCGTCGCTAACCTCAGTTACACGAAACTGGAGATTGCGGAATTGCACAACGGTTCCGCGCGCCGGCGTGGTCAGTAAGTCCTGTTTGTTTACCAACACTGAACCTCGATTCTTCTGAACCGCTCCGCCAGTCTCGTAATCGAGATCGAGCGTAAATTCTTTCCCGACCGTACAGACATAGTTGTAATTCGCGATCGTGATCGTCTCCGGAACGAATTGCTGTATGAACCGGTTGCCAGCATTCATGAACGCCAGAATGATCGGGTTTATTGCCATTTCAGGCTAGCGCGATCTGCGGCGGATGAGTAGGCAAAAATGCCAAACCGGTCCGCGGCGGATGCGGCATAACGAATGCCAGTGAACAATAGATGAGAGCTAACGCTAATATTTTCATATTTTATTGATTTCCACCATCGGTCGAAACCGCTACGGCACCAGGATGCCGAATACAGAAATTCCAAAGCAGCGTTCCTGTGATCTGCACCTCGCCCTGTGCCGCGGCGGAATACGGATCGATCGTGATCTCGATCCCGTTACCCCATACCAGGATATAACAAAGGTTCCATTGGCCCAATATGACATTCTCAACCGTATTGGCTAGATAGGGCGTCTCAATTACCGGGTATTTCGCTATCCGTTCGGTCGCAAAACCGCCGTCCGCACCGGCATCAGGATGCATCAGGAATAACGCCTGGCCAGCCCCACGCTGGATCGTGCGAGCTTTCAACGCCGTCGTAGGACCAACAAGCCATTGAGAAGGCTTTATCCCAATGGCTTCCATGTTCTTAATGGCGGTGAGCCATATCATCCAACTTACCGTAGTTGCCGCCAGTGCGCCGGCGAACGTGAACCCTGAACTGACTGTGGATCCGCCGGCCTGCGCCAGTATTCCCTGACATTGGCCTGGATTCGCTCCCGGAGAACCATTGATGATCTGGTTGTCCATCTGGTATGCGATTCCTCGCGCAATGTCGCGCTTGATCATGTTCGAAAACCCCTGTCCGCCGGCCTGTTGCAGTAGTTGCCGGGAATAATGGCAATGCGTCGATATACGCAATGGTCGCAAACCGCCGGCTGAACCAAACGTTGGATCAGATTCCGATATTGTGGCGTTTTCCGCTGCGCTCCCGCTTGTTGTTCCTGTCGCGACGCGCGGAAGTCTCACGGTGGTTGTTAGCCCGGAGATAACCTGAATTGGGATTTGTCCTATCAGGCTAACCGGGCGGACGGCATCCATCACATCAGGAATCCGTTCATCAGCCAGGAATCCGGAACTTCCGGTTGTCGCACCTAGGTCGCGCGTTGCCCATTGCGGAATATCTCGCCGGTTCCATTCATCGAAGCTTAGGCAAAAGCACGCAGGCTTATGACAATCGCCAATATAGCGCGCAAGGTTCTCGATTTCCGGCGGTTCACTCAAAACTGTTGTTAAATCTGGTTCCATAAAGTAAAAATGGCCGGCCAGCGGATCAACGGACGCCAACCGGCCACATTTGGACCACTGAAATTAGTTCAGCTTCGATTGACCCATCCCGATAACTGCAATCGGCGTAGGGCCGGTAACGATCGTTACGACCACCCTGGCGTAGGTGTTGGTAAAACTCTCCATGTCGGCTTGGAACTGTCCATTCGCATTCGTGGTTCCGAATGCTGCTCCGACGCTAGCCGGGCTGCCACCACCGGAAACGCAGGATTGCAACTGACACGAAATCGAGCCGCCGCCGATTGTCCCGACCGAATAAACGATGAGAAGTTTTTCGGTGATGTTTGCCACCGAATAAGCTGTGCCAGTTACCGTCGATGCGCCGGCGTTGGATGGGATCAGCGCAATGTACTGAATTCCGGTCAACCAATCAGCAAGCAATCCTTCTTGCTGTTGCCGTTCGAACGTAGCCAAAATCAGGCCGGATTCCGGGCTGCGCGGTTGCTCTTGCAGCATCCATTTTGCAGTCAGATTAAGTTTTTTACGTTTCATATTATTGCGCTCCAGAATCAGTTGAAATGCAGAAGGATCGTGGTCGCCGTATGCCGATATCGCACATTAGGTGAATAGTAACCACAATCTCCCCGGTGTTCGCTGCGGTGTAGGGATCGGTCACAACATCGATTCCGGCCCAATTCGCGATAAGCAAATCGTTGAAATTTCCTAAAATGACGCCGTTAGCTATCGTGCCGGCCGCAGTTCCCGCGTTAATCGCGATCGAAGAAAGCTGATTGGTTGCAAATGCGCGGTACCCGTTTACCAATCCCGCATCGGTGCCTTTGCCTCCATCATCCCATTTAACCCCTCCCGATTCCCACAAGAACGTCGGGAAATTGGTAACCTTGGAAGTTGTCTTCCATTTACCTCGCGTAAGCGGACTGGTGATATAGGCCATCCCGTCCACGTCGGCATTCAAACTAGCAACTAAGGATTCGAACAGGATTACATCGCCCCATGTTGCAGAAGCTCCGAACGTGACAACGTTTACAGTTGGCAGAGTTCCAGGCGTCTGGTCAACCGCTGCTAAACCTGAGTGAGCCGATTGAGTTGTTACCGCTCCGACATTATAAATCCCGATCGGCTGACCGTTAATCCCGGTCCCGATCATAGCGGCAAGATCGAGCGCGATTGCCAAAATATAGTTGAGATCGGATCGGACGAGGCCCTCGACATCGATCGAGCTTTGCGCCAATAGCTGTTTGGAATACTTCGTCTGGGCCATCAGCGTATGAGGCGAAAGCTGGAATTGCCCAAACGTTTGATCCGCTTCGGTCACGGATGCATTTTCAGCGAGCCAGTAAGCTGTTCCTGCGCCGATATGACGCGGAATTAAAATGTTTCCTTGCAGTCCCCCAAGATAACGCGCGCCTGCCGCCATCGTGTACATGCGCGGACGCAGGAGGGCGACAAGCTCGGTTCCCAATACGCTCGATTCAACCGTGAACGCACCAGCGCCTTGGGTGAGCGTGGAAAGGTCACGTTTAAGGAGGCGAAGACCATTGCTGTCCTGGCCGTTCCGCTGAAATTTGTTATCGAGCCCAAATGTCGGAAGCCAGAAACCATTCGGACTTCTGGTCGGAATTTTGGTCTGAATCTCCTGATTAATTTCGAGCTCGATCCCTGACAGGCTCGATCGAGATCCCTTAAGCTGGCATTCGTAGGATTCGCGCAGCGCCTTTACGACCGAATATGACATCGGATCTTTGCCGGTCATTCGGATTTCGGAAACCTGCGATGCAGAACCTCCGCGCGATGTTAGACCGGCGGTCTTGGCGAGCTCGCGCACGCACCAGTTTTCAAACTCTTGAACGCTGCGGCCGCCGTCAATGTAAGTTTCGGCCTCGTTCGTGAACGTTTCTCCGTACCCGGTGAATTGCCGCGCGATGGTGCGAATTTCTTTCGAGCGCGCCCGTTCCTCGCTTGCAATCTGCTCGCGCGTGATTTCGACTTTTGGCTCTACAGTTTTCGTCTGTATTTCCGTCGCTTTTGTTTCGGTTACTGTAGTTTCGGCCATAAATTCTTGAGCGGTTCTCTTTTCCAATTCCGGATTGTCAACTATCCGGACTTCGAAAAGTTCCTCATCGATATTTCCGCGTCCGACGCCGACCGTATAATCTAGAGGCATCGATACGGTTGAGATTTCGTGCGGTTCCCAGTCTGTCACGCGATAGGTATCGCCATCATCGCTATTCGTGCTTACTAGTTTAACGGCATGGATCTTATAGCCGACCGATACATTTGGCTTGATGCCATCCTGTATTTGCTGGAAATGCTTATCGCTATCGGCATCCTTTGCGAATCGTACGGTTGCCAAGCCTTTGCCACCTTTAATCTGCGCGGCCTGAACGACTCCGACGTGTTGGTCTGGATCGTGATTGTGTAGCAATGGTGCAGAATCTTTCAGCCGATCCATCCGGATCTCGCCGGGGTTGTGGCCTAGAATCTCGTTTCCGAATCCGCGTTTGACCGGTGTCTCGCTGGAAAAACTAAGGTCGACCGTGCGCGCATCTTTGTCGATAGTGCCAGAAACTATCGTGGCCGCTCGATATTGGATTGGGAGTTTCATTTAATACCGTTCCCAGCCTGGCGGAAGAACGTCGTGCATAACGATTCGGGCGTCGTGCGCAATTTAAGAAGTGTTTGCGCTTTTTTTCTGTGGCGTTTTTTTCGGTTGCTTGTTTCCATTCGGAGCGGGCGGCGGTTGACCTTCAGTTGTTGGTTTTTGGGTAATGTCAACATTGGTATCATCGTCGCCTACCTCAGCATCCTGTTTGCCGGTCGACATCGGATTTTTTATGTCGGTGATGAATTGCAATCCTAAATCGGAAGCAAGTTCGTTTTCCTGCGCTATCTCTTCGAATACTTCTTCGACATCGCGACCCTGACTTTCGATAATGTTCGTCTTACTATCGAAACCAGCATTATTAGCCTGAATATTCGATTGAATATCTTTCTGCGGATCCACCCATTGCCAGCGGCGACCTCGCCATGTCGAAGCGTCGCAAATATCCGGTATATCCTGCATCGAAAAGCCTTTTAGTTTTCCTGTCAGGATGGCCATTTGTAGAAATGTCAGAAATTCCTTTTGCTTAACCTGCACCTTGAACCATTCTTGAATACCGAGCCATGTCTCGCGTTCGTCCAGCTCGCCGCCGCGCAAGCTCGAATAGTTTACGCCCTCCAGATCAGCGAAGGTCGCGTTGTAGCTCACGCCTAGCCCGCACGCTACACCGCGCAGGACCGCTTTCCGGAATTCTGGATAATTCTGATTCGGATGTTGCCAATCCAAGCTTTTGACATCGACACCGATCGGCAGGCTTTCGAATGTGCCGGGATTTACCTCGCTGATAATGTTCCCGGCGTCGTCGACCCCATCGCCCTGATATTCGAATTCTTGGGTCCTGGTAAAGAACGCCATCTTGCCGGCGGCGGCCCTAGCTGCAACTACCTCGGCCTTCTCGTAGGTTGAGAGCATCCGGAGCCGGACAGTTGAGCTGCAGAGCCATGATATGCCGCGCGATTGTCCGATTCGTTCATTTAGGAACGGATGAATAAATTCGCTGGCAGGAATACGGATTCGGACCAGACTCGGGAATAGGTCGCCCGGATGTTCTCGCCACAGATGATACGCTACCGGCCTACGCCATGCATCCATTTCGACGCCCATCCTGATATAAACGCCGCCTTGGAAGTTCCAAACGTAATTTTCGTCTAGCTGGTCGGCTTCGAGAAGTTGGAGAGCGAACTTGAATTCGTTATTGGGGAACCCTCGAACCAATCGTATAAGGCAATCGCCGTCCCTGGCAACGGAACGTAATATAAGCTTGTCCCCTTCGACGCCACTGAGTTTTCCTGTAACGTCGTAGTTCCCTGGCTGCCGCCATTGCTTGTAGCAATCCTCGACCGCTTTGTTGAGTTTGACATTTAGCGTATTCCTTGTGGTTTTTAGCTTCATCATCAGCTTATAACCTAGATGGCCGATGACGTTGGATTCTAGGTCGCGTAAAAAGGCCCGCGTATAATCGTCGTTACGCTCTAGGTCGCGTGTCCGGTTCCGGATATATCGGATTGCCAGCCTCGCCTCGATATCGGCGGAATTGTTGTTCGTCTGCCAATCCGACATCAGATTGGAAACTTGCGCAGCGTCGTAGGACCGTTGCGCTGGTGCGTGAATGACGCGCGTTTGAATCTGGCCGTTTCGCTTCTTTAGCGGACCGCCCGGAATCATTTGGTTAGCGGACCAGCTCATTTAGTAGTTGATAAATTGCACCTTGGTTTGACGACCGGAGGCCAGCCCAGCCTCGATCGCCGTCCGAACATTAGCCTGCTTGATTCGTTCGATAAGTTGCACTTCGCGGTCGCGCAGTTCTTTCAAGTTCTGATTCGTGAACGTCTGGCCGCTATAGGTCGCAGTCTGAACTTGATTCGTTTCGATGGCGAGAATGGTTGCCTGTAGAACTATGAGCTCTTGCTCGTATTGGGACCGGATATCGAAAGCGCTTAGGGCGGACAGGTTGGCTAGAACCGTCGTGCGGGCGAATGCGCCAAACGGCGTTGCCGGAATCGCAGTGTATTGTTGGCCAGCAATAGGAAAGCCGGATTGCCCGATCACAATGATGCGATAACCATAGATAGCCGGCGGGATCGTGGCGGTGGTAGATGCGGGCACGTTCCAATCGAAATCGGTTCCATTTGTGTCGACGGTTGCCGGGAAATTAAACGCCTGGCCAGGACCGCGCAGTTGCCATGTCGCCAGCCATCCGGCGGTTGCCGGGTAGATCGGCAACGAAATCGTAAATTTCCACGTATCGCCTGCGATCAGGCTATTCGGGATAAATTCGTCGCCTGGATTTGTGGTCGGCATCCTGCTTGAAAACAGGCTGTCAACATGCTGGAATGCGCTTTAAATCGCTAAGAATTGAGCTTTTGCGCTTTTCTGCGGCCTCGAAATCAACTTCTTGAGCGACGGAAACGAGCCAATTTGCAAAGGCTATTGGCGTTGCGCTACGGATGCCCGAAT